AATGCGTTAAGACCAGGTAAGAGTTGTTTTAACTCGTTAGCTCTTGAAATAGCTGCCATAATTTACTCCTTAACCTATACCTGTTGTATTTAACAACTGGTGTCCGACATTAAACATTACTAATACATCAGTATAACTATCGCCAACAGCACTATCTGGTCCATCAACAAAGTCAACGACTTTTAGTGGTAGTGTGTTTGTAGTATTTGCTGTATCGCCATTAATTGCGTTTTTGCTTGTACCGATTGCTGTACTTCCTGCAGTTTGCACAACAGCTACATTCTTGCCAAGGTCGTCTTGTCCAAGAGATTCGTCTGATTGCATTTGCATAAGTATAAATGGGTCGCTAGCAACATACGCAACAATATCATCCGCAGCAGTTGAAGCTGGGAAATATTGATTTGGTGTGAATTGACCTGTTGTTGGGTCTGTGTAAGCACAACCAAGAAAAACACCTATAGGTGTACAAGCTGTAGTACCAGTATCTTTTTGGATAGTGGTATTTGGATTGTCATCACCCCATTTTACAAAATCACCATAGAATATGGATGTACCATACGCATTTTTAATTTTATAATGTGTAACTTTTCCTTGATATGGACTTCCAACAATAGTACCAACTGGTCTAGCTCCGTGAGGAGTTGCACTTGATGACATAATTGTCTCCTTATCAAATAATTAATAAAATAAGAAACTAAGAATCTTTACCAAATGTTGTTCGTGATTTTCTTTCAAAAACTTGTTTGGTAGCCATCCTAGAATCTTGGTCTTTAAAATAAGTGTTATCTACAGATTCCATTTGAGATTGAGCTAATTCTGAGAAATACTCGTCTCTAGCTTTCGCTTTTTCTTCTGGCATCTTACATAACAACTGTCCACCAATTTCTACATTACCTTTCTTCGACCATTCTGAATTGTGGTCCATCATATGAATTTGAAGTTCTGGGTGGTCCTCTAATCTACAAGGTTGCCATCCTTCTCTTAATTTTCTTGATACATTAGGATTATCAGCTTGACCTAAAAGGCTAGTTCTAATATACCTAAATACCCACCCTTCTTGTGGTGTTGGATTTGGTAAGTTTGATGGATTTTCCCAACTTTGTATTCGTTGGGTAGCCTCTCGGCTTTCTATTTCCCTAGGGGTACGCTCTTGTGATTGCTCTTCGCTATCACTTTTTATTTCTTTATTATTTTCTTCGGACATTTTAAGTCTCCTTTAATAATTGATTTGCATATTGCTCAGGCGTTATATTAAGACGCTTTGCGAGAGCGACTTGCGACTGAGTAAGATGTATTTTGCGAGGGTTTTTACCGCTATTCCTCGTTGCGGGTGCTACAGGGTTTAATACCTGTCTTTTAGGTGTAAATTCAACATTATCTGTTTCCACAGATGTTTGTTGAGGTACACCAAAAAAATTTGGAAATTGTTGTCTCATTTTTGTATCAACTTCAGAATAATATTTTTGAGAATCTTTTTCAGGGTCAATACCATTAGCTTGTAATGATTGGTCTATATACATAGCAAATGAAGTCATTTCTTTATGTACTGGCTCACTACCCATAAACCAAGGATTTTTTTGAGACCATGCTTCCATATCTGGGTCAATAGGTTTTTGAACTTGTGGTTGAAGTTCAGGCTGAGGTTGTTCTACATACTGAGACGCAACATTAGTTTGTAACTGTTGAGCATAATTAGATGATTGTTGTTCTGCTAAAGTAGCATTTGCTATTTCAGACTGTGCTTCTGCCATAGCATCTGCATTACCTTCTTCATAAGCTTTTTTATATTTTTCTTGTGCGTTATGTTTTGCCCATTGTGCATTATATAATGCTTGTTCGTTTAAAGCATCGCCACCTTGATTTACTACACTTTGAAGTTTTTTATTTTCATTTATTAGGGTTTTTAAAACTCTTGTAGCTTCTTCTGATTCTCTTTTAGCTTGTTCTTTTGCTCTACGCTCTTCGTGAAATTCATATTTAATTTTATTAATTCTTTCACCAGCTTTCTTACTATAGTCTGCAATCTCTTGGTCTAAAACTTCATCATCTACAGGCTCTTCTATAGTTTCTGCTTTTGGAGGTCGTCTATCTTCTTGTGGTCTTTCATCAATAACTTCTACTTCAATATCTTTTGTAGGGGAAGTATTAATTTCACTTGCTACACCAAAGAATTTATCTTCTGATGTTTGTGCAGAAACTGATTCTGCATTTGTATCTATTACTTGTTCTATACTTTCACTCATGCTCTAACTACTCCTGTTGGGTCATCAACTACTGCTTCCACAGTATCATCGTTAATTAAACGAAACTCTTTACCATACATTTTCATACGAGTACCTGAATAAGCTCTAAATATTACCCAATCACCTTCTTTACACCAAGGTCCTGTTGGAAACCTTTTTTCATCACAATAAGCTTCTGTGCCTAACTTTAGAACATAACCACAAATATTTGAGGTTTCTTCGTCTGTTCTAGTTTGACTAGCTTTTATGATTCCGCCATCAGTTGTTTCTTTAGCTTCAGGCATAGCTATAAGTATTTTCCAACCTTTAGGAACTGGTAGTTGACTTTTAACATCTTCACTAGGTTCAGGTTTTTTAATACTATCTGGTTTTGGGATATTTACTTTTTTAACTTTATCCATATTTTGCACGACTATTAGGTGCCGAGTTCCTATTGTTTTAAGTGTTGTTCTTTCCAATCAAGAACTTCACGCTCCGCAAGAGCTAATCCTTCTATAACTCCTGTCATTTTTTTGTAATCAGAAAAGTCTTTACAACTTCCTGTTGAGATATGGTCTGAACATTCATTCATCATTTCTCTTAATTTTTTAACTAAGAAAGTAGATAGTGATTGCTCATTTATATCATTACTCATTCAATTTGCTATCATTAACTATATTTTTAGCAATGTCAAGTCCTGTTTTATAATCATCTAAAACTTTATCTTCTTTTCGTTCTTCTCTATCTAGCAAATCGCTAGCAATCTGCTGTCCCATTTTTAAACCAGTTGCTTCTTGTTGAGCTTCAATTCTTTTTTCTTCAAGCTCTTTATTTGTCATATTTTTAACTGTATCTAATTGTATTTTAGCTTGACCTTCTTGTGTTTTTCTTTGAACTTCAGCTTCTTTAATTGCAACTTCTCTTTCTTTCATTTGAATTAATGGGTCTTGTGCTTGTTCTTGTATTCTTTGTTGTTCTGCTTGTGCAGCATTTGTAGTTGCTACCCTTTGTGCAGCTTCGGCTACAAGAGATGAAATTCGTTTTTCTACATCTGCTGGTAGAGGTTCTCCTACTGGAGGTAACTCTATACCCATTTCTCTTTCAACTTGCTCTCTAAATTGTAGAGCTAAATGTTGCATTATGTAATCAGAACCAGAACTTTGTATAACTTGTGCATTTGGACTTTGTTGTACTTTAGCTTGTATATTTGGGTCTTGTTGTGCAGAAGTTAATGTTTGTATATGTGCTTGATGGTCTTGGAACTCATATGCTTGGACAGGTTTACCATTAATAATATTTTGCACTGCTGTTATTGGGTCAACTGGTGGCACTTCTCCTTTTGGAGGTATTATTGTTTCTGCGTCTTTAATGCCTAATACTTCAAGCATTTGTCTATGTAATTGAGCTAAATCATATAACTGAGGTGCTTGTTGTGCTAATTGCATAGCAGCTTGATACTGCATAATTCTTTGAGCCATAGTTGCAGCATTTGGGTCTGATACAGGTAATACATCTACTCTTGCATCAAAGTCTTGTATTTTAATTTGTTGACCTTCTTCTACTTCATATGGATAAGATGGTTCTGTAAAATCTTTTATAACACCAACTAATATTTCAAACTCTCTTTTCATTGAAGCATGAAGCCTAGCTTGTACTGCTGACATAACTTTCATGTTTCTTTCAAGTAAAGCTAGTGTTGTACCTACAGGTGCTTGACTATTCATATCAGATGTTTTCATATCTGAGATACTTGCAAACCTTTTACCTTCTTCTACTATATTACCTAGTAATGAAAATAATGTACCTGAAGGTTCTTTATAAGGTAAAAATGTAATATTGTCTCTAATAGCACCACCTGGCACATCTACATCTCTAAACTCACCAGGCATAATAGGACTATCATCGCCTTTAATACGCAATCCTCTAGCTTTTAAACCACCTGGTAGGTTGCTTAAAGTACCTGCATCTACTAATTGTCTTAGTATTGATGTTGCTGATTTAGCTAATCCACCAATCATATGTATTAAACCAAAGCCATAAAAACCTAATCCTGGTAGATACTGATAGTGGACAAAGTGCATCCGTCTTAATTTAGCTTGGTCATCTTCATAATAGTTTCTTCTGATACTAAGAATAATGCCTGAAGGACTATCCATTGTTACAACATAAGGTAAAGCTATACCTGTATCTTGTCCATTAGCATCTTTATCTTCAAAACCTTTAATATCTAAATCTACTTGCATTTCTAAGATAGTATGTCTTGTATCATAGTCGTAGCTTTCTGACTCACCAGTCATCTCGTTATACTTCTTAGTAATATCAGATGATGTTGGTGTAGCATCAGGTAGCTCTATATCTCTGTAAAACCCATTGACTTGCATCTTTCTTATATCATTAGATGACTTCTTCATTACATGAGTAGCTCTTTCGCAAGTTTCTAAATCACTTGCACCATAATTAACTACTACATCTTCTGCTGGTACAAATATACCGCTTGGTCTATTTAATGTTGGGTCAAAGTAAACTTTTCTAAATGCTGAACCTGCAAGTGGTAAAGAAAATAACATCTTTTCTGTTTCACTTCTATATTCAGTCATTTCATAAGTAAGCAAGTAATTAAGATAATCTTGTACTCTTTGACTTTGTTTTTCTTTATTAGAATCTATAGTGCCTACTATCTTAGTTCTTACAGGACCTGCAGCAGGAAATATTTCTGATATAGCTTGTGATTGAAATTTAATAACAGCTTCACTTAACATAGGATGAAATACACCACAGGCTCCAGACCAAGGTGTAGTTCTTTCTTCTATTTTTAATCCTAACTGGTCTAAACCTTTAACATAGGTTTCTTCCCAGTCTGACCTTGAATCTTTATCTGATTGATACGCACTTAGTAATTCATTACCTATTACAGTTAATTCATCTTCATCAATAAAATCTACTAAGTTAGAATTAAAACTAGCATCTGTCATTTCTGATGCACTAGGGTCAAAATCAACAATCATTCCACCATCTTCGGTTTCTGTTGTTTCTACCTCTACATCTAATTCTGGTTCAGGGTCCATTTCTACTAGACCATCTATTGGTGTAGCAGGAACGAATTGTTTTTCTATAGCCAATATAATCTCCTAGTAATAATCTGCTGTTCTATTGTGTTCTATTGGTTCATCTTCCTCATCTGAATCGAGAGGAACAAAACCACCCTGCCTAAATCTTAATAATGCTTGCGTACTGCTATCAACTAAATCATCATGTTCCATATTAGGAAATCCAGCAAACTCTTCTATAACTTCTTCTGCCCATCTTGTTTCAGGTGCCCAAACAACTCCTGAAGCAAACAAATCTGATACAGCATTTACTCTTGATATTTTATCATTACCACGACTAGGTGTATATTCTTGTACTGGTATGCCTGTTTGTCTAAGTTCAAAGATTAAAGGTAGCCCTGCAGCCTTAGCTTCTACAATGAAAGCATCAGGTTTATAGGCATTATACTTCTCTAAAGCCATTTTCTTTAAATCTGGGAACTCTAAACGCTCTTTATAGGCATCTAGTAGTATTAGTTGTGGAGCAACAAGACCATCATCGTTTTCTTTATAAAAAACACCCCAACTGGTACAGGCTGAATAGTCAGCTCTTTGTGTTTTTAAGAAAGCTGTGTCCCATGATTGGATAATAAACTCACAATCAGGGGGATTTCTGCCTTCCCATGTTCTCCACCATTCTCTTTTAACAAGAGCACCTTCTTCAGAAGTAGGGTCTTGTTGATATTGAGCCATCCACTTAGAACTAGGCAATTCAGCCTTCAAAGCTTCTAACTCTTCCAATTTCCAGAAAGCATCCCACAAAGGTTTACCAGAAGGTAGGATTGCAGGTAGTTCAATTACTTCCCATTGGTCGGCTCCGCCACGCTTTATACTAGCATCTACGACTTGACCAGTTAAATCTTTATTATGCCACCTTGTCATCACTACAACGATTGCACCATTAGGCTGTAAACGCTGTCTAGGACCAGATGTGTACCATTCATAGGTACGATTAAAGACATTTATGTCTGATGAGGCTCCTTCTTGTTCTGAGTGCGGGTCATCGATGATAAGTAGGTCAGCACCTTTACCAGTAACCGCTCCACCTACACCAATCGCAAAATATTCACCGCCTTTGTTCGTATTCCAACGACCCGCCGCTTTAGAATCCGACTGCAAACTAACATTGGGGAATATACGCTTAAAATCTTTGCTTCCTACAAGGTTTCTAACCTTCCTACCAAAGCCTACAGCTAGTTCAGCAGTATGTGCAGTCTGAATAATCTTCTTTTCTGGCTTACTTCCTAGAAACCATGCAGGTAATAGGAAGGATGCAAACTCGGATTTAGTATGTCTAGGTGGCATATTGATAATTAGACGCTTTAAATCGCCATTCGCCACTCTTTCAAAGGCATCCGCCATAATTTTATGATGGGGACCCTCTATAAAGGCACTCCACATCTCTTTAACAAACACCATATAGTCATCTGCACACTTCTCTCGGGCTTTAGCATCTTCTAATTCATCTAATAAACCCAATAACTCTCTCTTCTCATCCAAAGAAAGGTTTTGTACTTGACTTAATATTTGGTTACTCATACATCTCCTATACTAGATAGTAAGTAGACACTTCCTAAAGTTAAAAACTTACTAAGTTACTACCAGTTAGTGGCACTTAGCAAGTAAATACCTTACAAGTAGGTACCTACTGGATGTAAATCACGCTAGATTTTAACATAATTACACATCTTCACAGAAAAAACAACTATTTTTTAAAAATAATATGGGGGGTCTAGGGTCCCTTAGCTCTTTCCTACAAAAATTATATATTAAATTTACAAAAAACGCTATCAAAATGCAATACATAGGGGGGGTCTATGAAAATAAGTAATATCCTGTGCAAATCACTATGTATATATGATAGTAGGAGTCCCGCATACACAAAAGGGGGGTAGGGGGTCATTAATAGTGGGGAATCCAAACACAACATATGGTATTTCTGGGATCGTTCTGGAACACAACATCTTGTGTTTCACCCTATATATAGTGCATCCCAAAATCAGACCACATACAGCACACACATAGACCGCGTAATGCTATTAAGATAGTTGGTTGATGTTCGACTAAGATTTATTAAGTAATGCTTCTATTCGCTCTTCAATATCCGCTTCGACTTCATCGCTTGTTCTTGCTTCTTTGGTCTCAACGACATCACTAAATAAACTGACTGACTTGCCTAGCAATTCCAAGGCTCGAATCCTAGCTGAATCAGA